TTCTCAGCACCCTTGAGGGCCGTCTTGATCTTGTCCAGACTAGCTGCAGAGATGAGTCCATGCAAGAATAGCCTTCGCGCATCCCCGCTCATGCGCTTGATGCGCTTTCTCTCTGTGGACTTCTTCACCTGGTTCACCTTCAGGCGTTGGTCAAGAATTGAGCTTTGAAGTTAAGGTTCACTGGAACGCGGCAATCCTGGAAGATAGCTTGCGTGACAATAGGCGACACCATTGGGATGGAACCAACAACGTTCCCCATTGCATCAACGATGTATGCGCCCTGGGTTTCGATCTTTGCTCCATCAACAGATGTACAGAAGGCCTTGATGATCGTTTGACCCTGGATTGTGTCTCCGATGCTGTTCCCAGTCTGGAGATCAACGAGTTCGTTAGTTGCGCCACCAGTTGGAGTCACGACTGCGATTCTCGAGATTCCTGAGGCTGTGTAGTAAGAAAGAGCTGCTTCACGATCTGCGGCAGTGTTGTTCATTACTCGAACAATGTCTCCAGCTTGAAGACGGAAAGGAGCGCATAGCGGGGAGGCCTGCCATGCCGCACCCTTCACGCCGACAGGTATGAGGGCTGCAACCAGACCCTGGCGGAGGATGTATGAGTAAGCGATTCCGTTATCGGAAGTCACTAGGGCGCTGGTGACAGTCTTGCCTAATGCGTAATCGCCGACGTTCTGGGCGGTCACGGTGTAGGCCGTGTCAGTTGTGAGGTTGGTTTCTGTTCCCTCGGCGATCTCTGCCTTGAGGGGGACATTGGTTCCGTCTGAGCAGACGAGGACTCCGTTGACTGTGTTTGTTGCCATTCATAATCACCTCAGAGTTTGACTCCTATGCCCAGGGGCTTGAAGATATTGCGATTTACATTTGCGATCGGCTTCCTGAGCATCTTGCGCCCGACGCCAAATCCGACAGAAGTCACCAAACTGGCGACAACCATGTTTTGCCAGTTGCCCATGAAGTTAGATTGAACCTGACCGAAGGCAATATCTGGGTGCTTGAATAATTCAGATAGTGAAAGCGTGTCTGTGCCAGTGGTGACCATCGATGTCACTCCGCCAAACTCGCCTCCGTAGACCGACTTCGAGCTAATGTCTGATTTACCAGTCAGGAATTCGTATGGGTTAGCTCCCATAAGTCCGGTTGTCATGATCGCCAGGTAAGTATAGCTCTCTGCGATATTTAGAAGACCTATTTTGCTAGGTGATCGTCGGCGTCTTGACTTTTTGCGGCGTGCCATAACTCTCGAAGGGAGAAAAACTCGCTAATTAACATTCAGATTAACTTTCACTTTCAGCGCCAGTAAACAAGCCTGCTTCGTCTCTAACTTGTGCCGTGATCGTTTTTGGCTTCATATTGTCCTGGATAAGCTGCATAATCATCATCTGGACAGGATTTACTTCAGGAATATCGCCGATTGGCAAGTCTTGCAGTATTTTCTGGATCGCTTTCGCAAGGTTTGCATCTAATTCGTTCATTATTACTTCGATTTCACTACGCAACCAGGAAGCAAACGCTCCTAGAGCCACGTAGACCGCCAGCACGCACGCGCCCGCGAGTACGATGTCGCCCAACATACCCGCATCCAGCCCGCAACGGGTCTTAATCCTCTTGTTTCGGCTCCCCGCCCACCCAACCACTGCTTGTCACCGTTAATAGTGATTGTTTGGGGTTCGCAACCTATACTCTCGGGAATTGTGGGGGAGTAATAGAAGCAGACTGCGCCACTTTGAATTGTGGGGAGTTATTATAGGGTCAGAGTTTCCCGCTCGATTCATGAAACGGGGCATTTGGAGATGCTGGAGGTGCAAACGCCACTGGGTCTACAACGTGCAAGATCATATCGAGAGCCTAGACAAGATATGTCACGGATGCGGTCGTAGGAATAGAGCTACGATCTGGAGGAAGCCAGGGCGCCGAGGTAGGCACGCGAAAGCCCTGGTAATGTGCCGACCGTCGTATATGCCAGTGCACGCGCTCCAGGAAGAAGCTAAGCGACGCAACGATGCGATGGCTAGGCCCAGGAAAAGGGAAGGCTTCACGCGGGCATCAGAGCTCGAAGAATTTAGGGTGAGGAAAGATGAGTGAAGAAATCTCTTGTGTGTTTTGTTCGGCGCCTGCGCACATGCTCATGATTACTGACGAGGACTCCATCGTCGGTGTCGATGCCGACGGGGTAGGATGGGAGATGTACATACTCACATTCTTTTGTTGTAATTGCGAAAGGAGATTCTGTATCGATCTCGACCCGAATAAAATAATGGATTTAGCGAAGTTGACTCCGTTGGCCGTGCTGATGTCGGAGAGGGATCAGAATGAGTGATGATGATTGGTTCTCTATCGATCCTAGAGCTTGGATCGATTACGGCGCAGATGTTTTGATTTATCTCGAAGAAGAAGAAATGGTCAGAGAGATCGAGTGGGTGGATGAAGACCCACAGTTCCAGGGAGTGCCAGAGGACTTCCACCTCCACATCATCGACATCTGCCTCATTTGTGGCAATCCAGTGGAGTCTTGCGTATGTGAAATGCCTAGACTCCAGAAATCATCCAATGGCTGCGATCTAACAGCAACCGAAGGAGAAAGGATGGATTACCTTCGGGACATTCAAGGAAGCCCTTGAGCGGCTTGTATGAGGGTACTTTTTTTCGCTCAGTCGAAAATTCCACCAGTCACAGCTGACCAGGAGAAATCTCCGAAATTCCAGTTAGGATTCATCAGGTTGTAGAGAACACTCCCAGCGTTCTCTGGAGGTGGTCGAGATTCCCTGGGCGGAGTAGCTTGTGCTTGTGATCGATACGCGTTGTAGTCTACGGCTTGTTCTGCTAACCACTCCAGACCTTCTGGAACATCGGCTACGGTTGGCAACCAGGGAATGTCCTTGCCAAATAATTCGACAACGGTTGCGACGATGTACATAGCAGACACATCAGAGAGTAGAGCTACCATCGGAGTGGATATTTTGTTGACTCCGTATGCGGTTCGTATATCTCGAGCGATCTCTCGTTCTACCGAACCGAGAACGACCTCGAAGCGAATTACCTGGTCTGGCTTTGGCTTCGGCATTCCCATCACTCAGGAGGTTGCGGCCAGTTGTCAGCGGCGGAGTTTGCATCGGCGTGATCCTGGGGAAGATCGCGTAGAGCTGTGCGGTAGTCCTTCCAGGCTTGAGACATTGAGCGATCTTTGACGGCTGTCCAGTCTGAATCTGCTAGAGCTTTATCTCGAGCTGCGCGAACCTGTTCCCAGGTCACATCAACCTGAGTGGATTCGATGACATCTTCGCCATCATATACGGTGAAAGTTCGATTCATATTATCACGCTATCTTCAAACTACAACAAATTCGCGGCATTGTTGAACCGTATGTGTAGGTATTCGTAAATGATGCTGGAGGAACCGCATAAGCAACCGCGGAATCGTTCCACCATGATACAGCGTCTTGAGTTATTTGTGCGCCCAGACCCATTCCGGGAACATAATCCGCAGTCACCGACATAGCAAAAGGAGACCTGCCGCTTTGATCTATACATACGGCGTACCAGTATTGAGTGCCAGCAACTAGAGTGATAGTGCCCGTGATTGATGTTTGGTAGATGCTGCCAGTGCTCGAGGTGTCGATTGTCGCATAACCTAGTCGAGTGTCAGCCATCCCGTCATCGTCGCTATCGTAGATCGCAACATACAAGTTGGCAACTGATGAAGTAGTGACATTGATGCCTATTTCCGAAACGCTGCCTGATTTGGGAGCTATGAAAGGGAACGCCATTGGCTTAGACGCAACTGAAAGGTTGGCTGTTGCCCCCACATCGGCTGAACCCCAGACTGGGCCTTGAGAAATGATGAACCTGTTATTGGACCCCGAATCATCGCTAGGCAGTACGAACGAAGAACCAGACGATCCTGCAGTGAGTAACCCGTTCCATTCACCCTTCACAGAGAGACGAGCTAAGTTGACCAGGACAAGCCTTCGAAGTTCATCCTCGTTCATCTCCTCGATGTTCAGAGTCTCTCCTGTTCCCTGGAGAGTAGCGAACGCCAGGTTCTCGAGATCCAGGTTCTGCAGTAATGGATAGACACGATCGGATCGTGTAGCATCTGGTAGACTCATCCTAGTAACCCCGCCCATTCTTGTTTGCACGTTAGGCGCGCGAGATTAACCAGAACAAGCCGTCTTAGCTCGTCCTCATTCAGTTCCTCTACGCTCAGAGGATTGCCAACCGAAGCGATCTCTGCTTGAGTTAGTGAATTAGGAGCTTCAGAGTCCAGAGTTTTGATCTTCAGAATCTTGTAGACCCTGGGCGATTCCTTCTGAGCATTAGGTAATGGCATTTTCACACCATCATAGTTTCTTCTCAGCACCCTTGAGGGCCGTCTTGAACTTGTC